CTGCAATTTCGCCGGCAGTAAATCCAACTAAATCTATATCAAACCCTAATTCGCCAATCTCCTCTAATTCCAAGGCAAGCATTTCGTTATCCCAACCTGCATTGAGGGCCAGCTTATTGTCAGCAAGCACATAAGCCCGCTTCTTAGCCTCACTCCAACCCTTTGCCACCATCACAGGAACTTCAGCCATTCCCAGCTTTTGTGCTGCAAGTGTGCGCCCATGTCCAGCAATGATGCCGCCCTGCTCATCCACCAGCACCGGCGTTGTCCAGCCCCACTCCTTAATGCTTGCCGCAATCTGCCCAACCTGTTCATCGCTATGGGTTCGTGCGTTTCTCGCATATGGAATAAGTTTGCTTATCTTCCACTTTTCCACCTTGTCTGCTGGGTTCATGCGGTCTCCGTTGGTTTAGGTAAGTTTACAGGCCAATCGGCCTCAAGTGCTTTAATTGTGGCTTTGTGTGCATCAGTCCACATTTTTTGCCGTTCTTCTTTGCTCAAATTTTTGCCTTGGTCAACCTCGTAATGGCATTTCAAACACAGTGCCGCCACTTGGTTGTCATCAGCCTTGATGCCTCTGCCTTTGCCGCTACCCCAGTTTGTATGGGCTGCTTGCACCATGTGACCAGACCCGCAGGCTTGGCAGTCAAGACTTGCCACCATCTTCAGCAGTTTTTTGCTTCTGACGTATTGGTGTTTTTCTATCAACGATTGTCTCCAGTGTTGTAAACCTATGCTCATTTGCACATTCCATGCGCCTGCGCCTTGTGTTGCCTGTCGATGTTCTGGTCTCTTTTACGATTGTCCATGTCCCACAAACTGGGCATTTCATTTTTTTAACCAATATGACCAGATGCCGCCACCAAACACTTTGGCGCAAAACTGAAGAGCAACAATCTCTGGCATCAACCCCCCAAAGGCAATAGTTGGAAATGTAATGGAATCCACCGCAGCGCCTGCAACATTAGACCCGTTTGACCGAATCACCCACGGTTTATCCCGCAAATAATGATAAACAATGGTGTCTGCGGCCATGGCAAGAGCAAACGCCACAAACGATGCCAAAGCAATTGCCCCTGCTGCTGGATTGAGCAAATAGGAAAGCCCACTAGCCACAGCAATCAATCCACCCATTTTTAGCCAAAGTCTGTCGTTTTCCCATTGTTTATGCAATTTGTCCCGCAATGACAAATCCAGTCCTATCAGCACAAAAGCATTTATCGGGCTCAACCAAGGACCAAGCCATGCCACCAACAGATTGGCAACAACAAGTGCGGCAATGTAAATTGCTGGATAAATCAAATCAAAATCTCCTGTAATGGTTTTTGTTTCCAAAGTGGGGGGGGGTTAGACGAATCTATACGTTTTGCCATGCACCCAGCACAAACTTGTTTTTCAGCATGATTTAACGCCACATTCGTTGAATCGGCACTAGCCAAAGGCCACGGGCCAGCAGACATCCCTAACATCCTTAATCCATGCACCCAAGGCAATTGCCGCCCAAAAGTGTTTGTCATGGCGTTAAAGGCTTCGTCCATCTTGCCGCACCATTTGTTAGTCCCAATTTGCCAAAATTCTCCTGCTGACCCAAAGCAAACCCGCCCCCATGTATCGCACAGTTCCAATAAATAGGATATTGGCAAGCCCAAGTGCCAGACAGGAATGCCAAATTCTTTGCGAAAAGGCCATGTTTTAACCATTTCTTTTTGTTGCTCAACAGTCCCATCAATCACATCTGGCACAACCGCCCAATGTGGATGCGCCAGCAAAGGCTCAACCCATTCATAAAATCCATTGATGTCAAATGGCAATCCACGGGTTTTTGCGCTGAATGCCCCATTGTCTAGCATCAAAGACTGACCCAAGCGCAAACATCTTTGCAAATCATCAGGTCTGGCATATGACACACAAAAATGCTTGCCGCCCATTGTTTCTATGGCTTTCATGGGCGTTATTGGTGTTCCATGATAATGAATCACTGGTGCGCCCTGTCTTGGTTTCTGTTGGTTGCTTCCCGTGAACGCCAAATCTCAATATCCAGCCGTGCCGCCTCAATTTCCCATTTCAGCGTTTCCTCTTTTTCAATCGCTTCAGCCAGTCCACGAATAAGCTGTTGATAACTTGGGTGGGCATACGCTTCTCGTTCCTGTGCGTTTGCTGCTTCAATGCCCAATGTTAAGGCATCTTTCATCAGCAGAGCTTTTTTGGATTTGCGGAATTCCTCAAGGTATACCCGCTGGGCTTTGGCTTCCCCAAATGCTGGGGCTTTGTCTCTGATGGTTTGCGCCGCATCTTCTGGTCTCATCTTGCCTCCATGATTGCCACATCCACACCAGCCACCGCTGAGTAGACCTTTTTGATGTTCAACTCAACCACTTGGGTATCGTCAAGGTAAACCGTGCCGTTCATAGCATCCAAAAATGCCTTTGCCACATTGTCAATGTCTGGTTTCTTTGCTGGGCGTTCAGCGCCGCTCAAACAAGCCTCTGTGCGCTTTTTTGAGTACGACTGGGGGATTGGTGTCCTGATATACAAATAAACGCTCACAGGCGTTTCTAGTGGTTTGCTTGCCCCCATTGCTTTGCTGGCACATAGTTGGATTGCAGTTTCGTAATCAAGTGTTGCTTGATCGGTGTAAACCTTGGTGAACTTCCCGTGTCGGGAAAACCTCGGTCTGCCTTTGCCCTTGGGTTCAAGTGGCACATCAAAGACGATTGACATCACGTTGTCTCTCCATTTCTGCAATCAAGGTATCGAGACCAGCCTGGCCACGGCGCTTCTTTAGGCTCATCTTGACATCCAGCCACCAAGCCTGTGCTTTCTGCTGTCCTAATTGCTTCGCTTTTAGTCGATATCGGCGAATCCAGTCTCTCGCCTCGGTCTGGCGCAAGGTCTCCAGCATCTTGCAACGCTCGGTTGATGTCAGTAAGGCTAAATTCTTGGCCTTCCCGTCTTCTGTCCAGTAAGGATTTGTGGTCATGCATTAAAAAATCTCATCATCTTGCCAGTGCTGAACTGGTGGTTGCGTAAATGTTGCGACTGCAATATCCCGCTTAGTTGCAGGCTTTTTGTCCGACCATTGATGCTCTGAGCACATTGGCTTTTGCCCATTTATGTGGACAGACCAGCGTTTCTGGCAACCAGGCGCACAGCACATTAATTTTTCTAATTCGTCCATCTTGACCTTAACTCAGCAAGTTTGCGTTTGGCCTCGGCGATTACTTCAGGGTCAACAGGCTTTGGGTTGTATTCAATCTGGGCTTGGTTTCGCGGAATGTTTGGGCCTGCATTGCAGAATTCTCGAAACTTGATTGCGCTTGGCGGGTAATCAGCATGGCATCGATCAATGGCGTAGTCCATGCTTGGGCGGTAAGTCAAAAAGTTGCCAAGCTGCCTTTGCCATTCCTGCCGCACCAGCTCGAGGTCAACACCCTCCCAGTGACGCAAAAAGGCTGCCCCGTAAATAGCACTCATGCGGCCAAAAATGTAGTCCAGCCCTTCATCCTGAGTGCATTCGTTATTTGAGTAATTGGACATTGCTTTGCCCTCCAAGTAAACCACGAGTTAAGCCTTGCAGGACAGTGGCATTGCGCTGCCCTGTTTTTGTCAAACCATTTTGGGTTTGTTTTTCAGTAATCCATTCAGCTTTTAAGCCTTGGCTACCTCTGGTACACCATTCAACCAAAAAACTTTCCAAACCCCATCCCAGCTTGGCAGCTTCCGATCTTGCCCCTTTGACAACAGTTTCTGTTACCGATGCCTTTTTGGATTTCCTGAGATGCAGCCAATCTTGCCAAACCTGTTCGTTTACATCAGGAGGGCAAGCAACGCTAGTTGCTCTTTCTTTTATTGGTTTATGGTTATTGGTTATTGGTTCATGGTTAGGGTTATGTTTGGAAACCGTTTGGGTTTCTTGTGGGTTAGACTTCGGTCTTCCACCAAGTTTGCCAACCGCCCGATTTCTCTCAGCTTTTGCCTGATATGCGGCAATCGTTTCATCACATCTTTTGTGAAACCAAAAATCATGCTCTAGGCTAAACATGAAAAACTCTTCTAAAACAGTTTGAACAGCGTCGATGTTTTTACCCATTCGGATGCGTCTGGCAACCTCGTGGGTTCTGTTTGGGATTGGTTTTTCTTGGGTGTAATACAAATCAAGAAGTCGGCGGTAAGCCAAATCTTCATCATTGCTTAAATGGGCGGTATCGTGGATGTAATCACTAACGTGAAAAGAATAATAGTGCATTTTCAGACCTCAACAAGACCCTGAAAAAGAAACCTCGGCAGGAGGGGTCTGTTCTCTTTTCGGTTGGCTCATGACTTCCAACCTAGCCGCGTTTCAAACAATCATACTTCAATAGCAGTTTGTATTGCAGTTGTTCCCATAGCAACAGGTGGTGCAGGTAACATACCTT